ATGGAATCACCACTCGCTCCTAGTGTTAAGCTAGTCCCGGATTGTGGTTCTAAGTTATCTACGAATATTGTTCCCATTATTTTCCTATCAATGCCTTAATCTCGTCATCATTCAGACCAAGATTTTTAAGTTTAGTTTTACCTGAAGTTGCGTCTGTAGTTTTTTTTGTTTTTGCATCTTTTAATTCTTGTATCTTTGCATTAACATCAGCTTCGCTTGGCATAGTTGCACCTTCTTTAATAATTTTAATATTGGCATAAGTCATTCTTTGGTCGTTAGGAATTTTATTTCCTTCACTATCTTCTTTTTTCCAACCATACCAATCTCCACTATTAAAAGTTTGTAGTGCGTCTTGAAAGTAATCTTCCATTTTATGTATCTCCTAATCTAATAAATGTAACATAAGTTCTATTGTTTGATGAACTACCTCTTAAAGTTGTTCCTGATTGTGACCTGTAATATTGAAATTTTGCTTTGTGTGTTGATGTACTTGTGACATCAAATATAAATTCTGCTGAACCACTGAAATACTTACTTCCAGCCTCTGCCGATACATAGTTATCTGTTTGTACTACATAATCAGAATTATTTATTGTTGTAACAATAGATGCATTAGCACCACTATCAGCACTAACACCAGTTATAAGACTAAAAACAAGTCTAATTGAATAAATTCCTGTAGAGGGAAAAGTAAAAATACCTGATGATTCTGTCATTCCAGAACCTAATTGTCCGAACCCAGATGTATCGTTTCTTTCCCAATTTGCTGTAATATCATTAGCACCACTACTTGACATTGAGTTATCTGCACTCAATCTCCATTGGTCAGCCATTGTAATACCACCAAATCCACTGGCAGTGCCATTATTTGTTATAGTAGCCCCACTAGGAACTGTTATTGTGTCACCACTATCACCTAAGGTAACTGTACCATTGTCGGCAAGAGGCGCTAATTTGTTTACTTCAAGTGTGCTCATACGACTGTGAGATTACCCTCCACTGTGACGGTGCCTGTAAATGTTACGGGGCCCGCTAAAAATGCGTTATCGGTTGATGCTACTGTAGTTGTAGAAGTTATAGTTTGTAAATTTTCATACACACCATTAAATGATGTCATCATACTTGGTTGTATGCTGTTCGCACCTGGTGTGTTTTGATCTAATAAAATTCCGTTTAAGAAAATGATAAAACAACTATCAGTCGAAGCTAAGGCTGTAGTGAACGTGATTTGTGCACCGTTGACTGAATAGTCTGTCGTTGGTTTCTGACGTACTCCATTACGAAGAACAGCGATATCTTCTGGTACGGCCGCTGCCGCTGAAAGAGCATATGAAACAGAGCCATCACCTGTTAGAGATTGAACTGATGTTGTGGTTGTGAAATTTTTTGTAACGGGATTACCAAGATATGCCATATAACCTCCTAGGTGCTAATACTATCAATAAAGGAAACCCAAACATTGAGACTTGCATCGGTGTCAGATTTAGCTTTTAGGACATCTCCCGATAAAAGTACAATTTTCGCGCCTCCGTCAATTAATTCTAATGATCCTCCTGCAGCTATGGGTGCTCCTTTGACAATATAAGAATCTGCGGAACCACCACTAGCAGTGCTAGTAATATAAATATCTGCTTTAATTGTAGCTGTTGTTACATTGGTAAGTCGAATACCAATAACAGCATCATCTGAATTTGATGTAATGATTGTTCTCGCAGTCGTGCCAATATTCACGTCACCTGCTGAATCTGATGCTACGGCTCTTTCAAAATCTTGGGCCAATGTTTATCTCCTTTTATTCATTTTATATCACAGCGCCACGGCCATTGCAATCACGAAGCCCGCAGAAGCACCTGCAGCTCCATTAGAAGCTGACGTAATTCGTCCTTTTGCGTCTACTGTTAAATTTGTTGCTGTATAACTAGCTGCGGTCACACCAGAGTTTGCTAAGGTCATTGCACCGCCAGAAGCTATTGTAGCGTCTCCAGATAAATCAACTTCCTCAAAACTCGTGCCGTCTGCTACTAAAATTTTGTTTGCTGTATTCGTAGGCATCTTTAATTTAGAGCCTACAACTACATCATCATTGAATGTTGCAGCTCCCGCTGCTGACATATCTAAAGATAATGCTGTAATTTCAGATCCATCGTCATTACCTTTAATAGCAAAATCTTTATCTGAAACTGCTGTCTTAATAACTAAGTCACCGCTGTTCGCTGTTGTTAGATTAGCAACATCAACGTTGGCTATTTTAATATCTATTTGATCATCGGTGTCCGCTGTAATGCTTGTGTCACCATCAGCGTCTAGTATTAGTTCGGTTCCATTCATGTCTATGTTAGAACCTGTTTGAACTTCAAATGTATTTGCTTTAAAAGCAAAATCATCTGCACCTGCAATTTTAATATCTATTTGATCGTCTGTATCAGAAGTAATACTTGTATCACCATCAACATCTAAAACTAATTCATTACCATTAAGATCAAGAGCGCCTGACATTGTGGTACTCGCAAGAGCACCATTAGCGTCTTTAATAATTGCTTTACTTGCAGGTAATGTGCAAAAAACATCTTTAGTACCTGAAGAAAAATTAACAGCACTATCACTGTTAGAACTACTAATTACTGTTGTTCTCGCTAAAGTAGAAGAATCACCACTAAGGGTACCTAAACCAACTTCAAACTCTGCGCTTCCTGGAAGTGTAATACAATAATAAGTTGTATTAGAATTACCTATCCCTGCTGCAAAAGTTTCAAAACCAGTAGACGCACCAGCTAATGTAATTGTTCCTGTGCCGGTTGTGGTTGTAGTTTCTTTTACTCTATCATTAACAATAAGTGCCATTTATTCTCCTATGCTATTCTAAAGATAGCTGTTGATGCACCAGCAGCTGGAAACTGAATAATAAAGTCTCCGTTTGTTGCTGTCTTTGTTCCACCGAAATCTAAAATCAAACAAATCTTATCACTGTTATCATCGTTGTAGATCATTGCTCCCACTGCACTTAGTGTAACAGAAGAAAAAGTTAAATCCGCAAAATCAATAAAAGCAGTATTACTTGCCACTGCTACTCCACTATTTGTTAGAGCATTACCACCAGAAGTATAATTTGTTCCAGAAGTGCTCACTTCATTAGTTGCAGTAAAAGCGGTAGTTGATGTTGAAAGACCTGAGATATCGGTGTACAAGGCTAGTTTGAAGCTGTCGCCTCCACTAGATGCAAAATTATGTGTTCCTTTTAAAATTTCTTCTTTAAAAGAATCAGGTATTATGTTTGCCATTTTTTACTCCTTATTTGTACTTTGGTAGTGGGGCATCAATTAAAGTTCTAATAGCTCCACTGGTGTATTCGTCTCTACGTCTGCGTCCTTGTTGTTCAACAGCAAATGTCTGAACAGCTTCTTGATATGAACGTTCATACAAATCTAACATATTAGTTGGTCCTTTCAAGTATTTAAAGGCTTCCGAAAGGCAAGCATATAACAATAAATCATATACATATGTTGATAGGTAAGTTGTTGTTGAATCTGAGGTTGTAATACTGTCGGGTTTTTTAATATAGGCCATAGTTAAAGCATAGGCTTGATCAGGTGTAGGAGCTACGACCCAGTTATCAGAATCCCATTGAGCATAATATTTTGGTTGTGCATAATCGTTTGAATTATCTGGATCAGCGAAAAACTCAGCCATAAAAGAGCTATCTACTTGTTCTAGATAAACTTGATCAGATGAAGAAGGGTTTGTAAGCTGAACATATCTAATAATAATTGTTCCAACAGGGACTGTTATATATCTGTTACCTGTTGTAGTTTCTGATGTTGCATAAAATTTTGTGTCATCGGAATCTACTGTTCTAAATATTCTAGCTTCTGCGTTAGATATAATTGTTGATAAAACAGTATCAGATAAAACATTACTATCTACTTCTGTGTAGTTTCTAATATCTGTTCTTAAATCACTTAATGTTTTTGCCATTATGCCTCCAATGTAACAGGACCTGCAGAGCAACCATCGTTGCCACTAGAAACAGAACCTGATGTTGCTGTATCACTACTTGAAAAATGATAATAGTCAGATGTTGTATCTGTTACAACATCTCCTGATGAATTTTTTTGACCTACTGTTATTGTGAATCCTGAACTAGAATTAATATCTGTAATACCATCGAAGCTAGGAATAGAAGCATATTGTGTATTACCAGAACCATTTCCTGTTGTTGTTGGTCCTCTGAATCTTACAGTATCTCCTGTTGATCTACCATGACCTGGAGAAAAAACATTTACAAAAGCTTGACTTGAAGCAACAGTAGTAAAAGGATTAAATGGTAAAACAACAGGAACACTTGGCTCTGTTCTATCTGTTCTAGAATTTAGTAGAGCCTCTGGATCTGCTACTTCAACTTTTAATTCTAACTGTGGTTGTTTTGCTTCATATTCCGAAATATGAACCAAAGCACCATTCCATTCTTTAACCATTTCATTATAAGGAAAAGCCATACCACTTCTATCAGATATTGCTTTTGCGTATTTACCTTTTGCGAAACTCATTGTGTTGGGAAATATATCTTTGGAGTCAAATAAGTGCTAGTAGAAGAACTGTCCTCTACTAGAGCTCTTTGTAACTCATCCTCATATAATAATTTTAAATTTTGTGTTCTGTCTGGAGCTATTTTTAAACTTAAATAATAAGCTAGTCCCGCACACATACAGGGAATAAATCGATACACAATATCACCTTGATTCGTGTATGCTCCCGCATCTTGAATTCTTTTTAAATAGTAAAATTTTAATAAGTAACTAGACCCAGAAAAAGTGCTGCTTGGTGTTTGATAAAGAAAAATACTAGGTGTTGTTGTCCTATCCACATAATATTGACTAGGTGTTCCTTTAGATAATTTGTTTGCTATTGCAGAATAAGTAGACCTATCTATTTTTGAAATAGGTGTATCTACAGGTGCAGTGGTTGTTGAATTATTTCTAACATACGCTTCTAATACTTCATTAATATCATTTGGAAAATTAGTATTATCACTAGCATAGTTATATTCTGCTTGACCTTCTACTAGAGGTACAGAAGCCAAGGCTACTTTCCATAAATGTAGGCCCCTATTACCCCATTCAGAAAAAAGTATATTTAAAGAACGTCGAGCGCTTTTTAAACCATAACCAGTTCTCGCTGTAACACCACAACGTTCGTATGCTTCTTGAATAACCTCATCTATATCAAGGTCAAATGATGTAGTACCAGATGTAGCCATTTGAACCCCTAGTAGTTTTTAATCCACTCACAAATTAAAGTAGAAGTTTCCCCTGAAGTTGCTGCAGCAGGAACCACCACATCAATATCACCTGTATAGTTACTTTCTTTAGGGTTACCTATACCACCTAAAGAACTAAAATCATAATTATCGGTTTCATTTAGTGCTAGTAAAGGTGTTTGAGTACCTGAAGAAAGATCCCATTGAATTTGAATTGGTGCTGTAGCAGCTGCTGAAACATTAAACCAAATTTTGTTTAAAGTTACTGTAGTGCAGGTCTGCCCTTTTGCATTTGTATTCAGTGCAGAAACATCGACTATCTTTGTTGTTCCTCCTGATCCGTCTGAAACATTGACATAACTTGTTATAAGTTTTTTATCTCCGTCAAAAAGAGTTCTTGTTGTTACTGTGTCGGCCATTTTATCTCCTTTTCAAAGGTGGGGTCATTACACCCCACCTCGAGTTAATTAATATTAGCTTACTGCTGCGCTAAATGGTGTTGCTGGTGTTCCAGTACATCCGGAATCAACAGATACTTTCCATTTACCTGAAGCAAGGACTGTACAAACAATCTTTGCATAAGTCACACCACCAGTTGTACTACCGTTTAAAGTAATAGTGTCTGATGTTGCGGCTGTTTCAAAACCAACAGCGTTGTCGGATGAGTCATCAATAAATAATGCACTTCCAACCATTACGTCAGTTGCATTTGCAGCTTGCACAACTAAGTCACCTGTCTTTGTAATATCTGCAAAAATTTCGATAGAAGCTCCGACGTTACTTAGATTGTTTAAGTCTGGTCCTGGTCCTGCTACTGCAGAATCAGAATTTGCGTTTGTTGCTGGTAATGTATAAGTCACTGCACCTGCAGCAGAATTGTAAACAATTCTTCCTGCGTGATCTGCAACTGTCAAGCTGTCGCTTGAATTTACTGTTATAACGTTACCGGGCCCTGTATTAAAAAAACCTTTTTTAGATACAACTGGACCTTGAAATGTGGTTGTTCCCATATTTTACCTCCGTAGTAAAAATACATACAGTCTCTACGTGCGTCTGCTAGGTCAGTCTGTATGATGTTGTTTTTCCTAGAAGGTTAAATATAAACCTTTTTATTTAGAGAGCAAGTCTATTTAAAAAATAAATGACTCTCATAGTCTTGATGTCTCCACCTTAATTTTGCTAAGATTCTTTTGATTCTCTCTTCAATAGATTTCATCTCAAGAGTTTCCTTACCAGAATTAATATACTGAGAATTCCACTGAGATTCGAGTTTAATTTTCTCAGCGATTAAAGACTGTGATACTGCGGCCATAATATATCTCCTTGTCAATATTATCCGCTTTTATTTTCTACATTAATTTCCCATAAAGTCAATGTATTTTCCCATAAAAAAAGGGGCCATAAGGCCCCTTTTAAAAGTATTTATAAAATTACTTATTATGCACCTGGTGAACCAAAGATACCTC